AGTGGTTTATCTAGTTTCCACACAGGTAAGCCCTCAGGAATTTCATCTAGGATATCATCAATAGTTCCATAGATTCTTCCTTCTACGGTCCTAACGATCTCACCTTCTTTTAGGGCTGACACTTCAATTCTCTTAGCAGGCACAAAGATACCCTCACCAACATCAACGGCTCTATTGTATCCTTTAGCTATGTACCTTTGTGTTTCTTTAGTAGCCTTAAGAAGGTAATCAGCTTCTTCTACAGTGGCTAGGGCGTTGTATGCGTCTACTTCTTTTTGAGTTGCCTCAGCTTTAGTTGGGTGAAGTTTTTGATACTCAGCCTTGAACTCAGACTCTGTGTATCTAACCCTTCTACTGGCATCTGGACCATCTCTTAACTGAGTGTAGACAGCCCTAATTGTATACTCAGCTTTAGAGTCAACAGCTTTAATAGCTTTTTCGTAAGGTCTAACAATTTCCTTTACAGCAGCCCTACCACCTTGCCCTAGCTGAGCTAAGACAGTAAGTCTTTCGTTATCCCTTACAGCAGCAGAAGTAGTAATTTCATTATTGAGTAACCTACCTACGGTGTTTCTAACAATCCTACCAACAAGGGACAGATTAGTTGCTTCCCACATCTGGTCAGATACTGCTTCAGGAAGACCTAGTGTGTCGATACGTTCTGAAACTTCAATTAGGTAGCCTTTAGATGCGTCAGACGGATCAAACTGAACTACCCTAGCATTAGGCCCAATCTTTTCAGCCATACGTATTACAGACTCAGGTGGCTCGTACTTAGTCTCTACCTTAGAGGCTGCTTCAGTACCTTCACCTACTTCGTCTAATTGACTAAGCCTAGTTGCTCCAGGTACTCTAACACCGTCTGGTCTTACGGCTCTGCCGCCGACTGTACCAGCTTCTTCAGCTAGATCGACATCAACTCTTTTACCATCTAACCCGGTTCTGTAAGCTACAGGTTCAAACACAGCACCGCTGTCAGGTTTACCTACCTTAAACTTAGCTACATATACACCCAAGCCTTCGTCTACTATTTGAGCGCCTGAATGAATAACATGGTTAATCTTAGCTGAGTAATCTGCTGCTATATTTTGAGCAACTTCTTTAATTTTTTCTACCGATACAGTCCTACCAAAACCACCTTGTTTCCAAATGTGATCCATCTCTTGAATTATTGCGTTTTCTCTCATACGTTGGACAAAGGGTACACTACTAGGTCTAACTGGAGTACCTGGTGCGTTTAAGTCTATGGCTGTGTCACCTACAACCCCTAGCGTTTCAGGGTCAGCACTCTTAGCTAGGGTACGCGCAGCAGCAGCTTGACCTGCGTCATCCCCTGCAACGGCTGTAACTCTGCCAACAGCTGTGGTTGACCCCAGGGAAGACCCAACTTGCTTACCTAACTTACCTACCTTTAGAAAAGCGGTTGGACCAGGAATATCCAAAACAGTGAGGATACGAGTCAACTCCTTACCTGGGTCAAAACCTAGATTTGATACTTCCTCTTGAAGAGCCATAGCCGCAAATAGGTTCTTGTCGCTTAGGAAACCTTCTCTACCTACTTCGTCTGCGTAGTCTTGCATCCACACTCTAAAGTCCTTAGGGGAAAGGGCTGTAGCTTTTGATAGGATTTCCATACCCTTTCTTTCAGTTCTCCCTGTAAAGTCTTCGTAAGTACCTATAGGGACTTGTCTGAAGATATACCTACCTAAGAAGTCAGACCCGTAGGTAAACCAAGACGTACCTTCAGCCCTAGTCTCTTCCATTAGGTTTGACGCAATTTCTTGAGCTATTTGATAGTTTGTAATGGTTCTAGCTTCTAGGCTACTGTAGTCTGGGTTAATCTGAGCTAAGGCTTGCTCAGTTACATACTCAGGGTTTTCACTGAACTCCCTTTGCTTGTTCACTATATCCTGAGACTCCTCAATCAACTGTTCAGCAGACTTGTTGTAGAGCTGACCTCTGCTCAGCACCTCAGAAAATGCTTGTTGGTTAACACCTGAGAATTTAGCCTTAGCTTCAAACGTGTTTAAGTCTTCACCTGTAGTTGTATAGATATCCCTAGACCTGTCAGGAGCAGGAGCCTCTGGGTCAGTAGAAGGGTGTAGTTCGTCAATAGCTAGATCAGACTGTTCGTCGAAGGTATCAATCTCAGGCATACTTTATTCCTTAAAACTAATTAAGTCGCGTAGAAACTAGAATTACCGACTCTGGGTGAGTAGCCCCCTGCTGGTAAGTTGGATGTATTGTAACCACCACTAGGAATACTAGGTATTTCAGCCCCAGTAGTTCCACCCATTTGCATGCCTAAAGATGCACCTTGCATAGCCAAACTACTTACAGCCTGGCCCATTCTAGCTAGACCCATAGCATCCGCAGCTTTCTGCTGGAACATACTAATGTTTCTACTTAAGCCTGACATCTGAGTAGAGAACCCAAGACCAGCCCCAAGGTTAGACTGTAGTGCTGTTTGACCACCTCTGAACCCTGAAGTCTCTAAGCCACCTAGACCAGCAGAAGCAGCCCTAGCTTGTGACGCAGCTATCTGTTGTTGGCGTACAGCCCTAATTCTTTGTCTTCTAGCTTGAAGTTCTTGTTGACGTTGCTGAGCTTGTCTAGCTTTTCTCTGCTGACCTGCTGCTTTTTGCTGCTGTACGATACTAAAGGCTGTACCTGCTACTGCTGCTACGGCTCCGACGATTGCCATACTATTCTCCTATATACTTAGAGTAGACTCTTTCAACTAGAGAATACTTCATGCGTTCTAGAATTTTGTCAAAAGGTGTGTGGACTTTAGTGTTAATAACTAAAACTGAGACACCCTTTTCTTTCAAATCTTTTTCTGCAAATTTAATTAGTTTAACACCTGTCAAACCTTTTCGGTACTTCTTTTGCAAAAACAAAACATCATTCACACCAAAGATATGGTCCTTGTAATGTATGTTAGGTGTTGCTACTACGATAAAGTAACCTACTAAAGCCCCGTTTGATCTTGCGGTATAGATACCTAAGTACCCTTCATCAGACAAACGTTCATAAGACTCCCAATCAGGGTTAAGTTTTATTTTGTCTTTGTTTACCGCTATCTCTTCCCAATGCTCACCTACTAAAGTTCTCATTTCTTCTTGAACTGTTTGGTAGGTTTCTATTGAGTAAGAAATACTAGAACCGTCTGTTTGTGGCACTTAAAACTCCATACCCTAGTAAGTGAAAGTCTTTACCTTCTTCTGACTCAAACCTAAGACGCATAGACTTACCTCTGCCTCTAATTTTAAGTCTGGTATCTACCACTGTATCAGGATATCCAAAGTCAGTCAAGTCACTTGGGTTAACAATCGGCATAGGCTTAAGCCTGTACGCTTGCTGCTGCTGTGTATTGGTCTTACTGAAATCCCAGAAGGAAGAAACTAGCAATGAGCCTTCTCTGATTGGGTCATAACCACTTGTTTCGTTACCTTCCCAACCAGTTTCAGTTACTCTAGAGTACACTTGGATGTAAGGTGCATTCTTTCGTAGCATAAGATCACCCATAAACTCATGCCCTGCCTCAGCAAAGGATAGGTAGCTTGCTTCTCCCCAGTCCTTAAAGTCAGTATCATAGAAGAAACTCATAGTTACGAATTGACTTGAGCCACCTCTACACAGGAACACCAAAGCAGGCTCACCTGTGTCAACAAACCTTTGACTGTAGTTAACGACTAAGTTACCTGAGTTGGTTACTACTGTGTCTTCGTCATTATCTACAATGTTGTATGTAGTAACCTCAGATGAGAAACCTGTGTAATACTCAGCACCAATAATCTCAGGTGTATTTGAGTCTGTGTCTTCGATCTTCCAAGGGTAGAAAGCCTGAAGAGGTGCATCTAGAATTAGGAAGTTATTCAGCTTAGAAAGTACAGGTTCAGATTCGTTTGGGTACATCCAGTAGATACGTTTATTGACAGGATCAAAGACTGATACGCATCTCTCAGCTTGGTCTGACTTAATCTTATCGAAGAAAGTCTGAATGGTGTTTAGGCTAATGTTATTCTCTGAAGCCTGGAAAGTCTGACCATCAAACCCAAGAGTATGAATACCTACATCACTCCACCAGAAAGGAACACCATCAGCAGAAACAAAGGTATCCCTATTGAACATACCAATAGAAGAAATCTTATTGACAGCAAACCCTGTAGCTCTAAATACGTCATCAACACCTTTGATCTGCCATACACCATTCTCAGCAAAGACAAAGATACTGTTATTAAATGGGTGTAGCTTACGAATACCATAAGCCTCGGCTATTCTGATTACACCTCCGTCGTCATCTAACAAATCAGAGAAGTCCTGAGACGTAGGATCATTCTTCTGTAGGCACTCACCAAGGCTAGAAGCATCAGCAGAAATACTAGCAGAAGCCCCTTCAGTGATGGCTGAGAAAAGGACTACGTTACTGTCGTCATGCCCACCCTTGTTAAGACCTGAGTAAAATACTCTGCCACTTAGTGTAGCTACAGTTGAGAACCTATCGGAGATTTTTTCCTGTCTTAACTCATCTGGCAGTCTACGAACACTTCCATCTGCAATCAAAGGAACATTATCTAGAGGTGATCTAATTCTGTTAAAGAAGTTAACTACGTTTAGTCCATTACCTATCAAAGAAGAACCAGCTTGTATCTGCTTCCACTCAGCCGTAGTAAAAGCACCTGCTTCGTTAATACCTGCAAACCAAGAAAGGTTAAGAGCAGGGAACTGTTCTTCGTCTGTGCGGTAAGTCTTTAAGGCTGCACTACCATTGCCTACACCAAACCAACCACTGTTAGATGTGTCATAAATTCTTTCAGCCGTTACATCTAGTTCAGCTACTGGGTCACTAAGGTCAGACCTTTTGCTAAGATACTTAAAGTCTCTAGTTCTAAACTCAATTGGTTCGACCTTAAAGCTCCAAACGTCAGACCCTGTGGAGTTATCTAACTTAGCTATGATAGCTGTAGTTTCTGCCTCAGGGTGCGCAATAACTAGAATACCTGAGATAGACGTAAAGTCACATTTGTGGTCGTTGAAGTCACCCCTACCTGCGTAGTCAAAAGACCTCATGTCAATAGATGTTTGCCCAGTCTGACTAAGGAAGTTACCGTCAGAAGATGTCCAAGAAAAATCTGTTAGTTGCGTACTTGAGTAAGGTGCATCTGCTTTGTCATAGAAGTAAATACGACTGTTGACCTGAACTACCCAGAACTCCTTCTCAGGAAATCCAGCTACGTTTGTCCAAGTGCCTGTAGAAACTATATCTTCGTCTCCAACCAAAAAGGAGGAGTTTTCAAAGTTAGGTTCAAAGGCGATTCCTTCTCTTCTTTTCCTGCTTCCGTCCCTTTCGAGTAGACAATTTAATTCATCAACTGAAGCATCCGCAGGAAAAGTAAGCTCACCAGCTTCAGTAATTAAACCTTTGATAAATGTGTTAGTTACCTTCTGGTTCAAAGACTGGGGCATTAGTTTTCTTTTCCTTACGTTTGAGTCGGTCTTGTGCAAACTGCTCGCGTTTTATTGTAGGGCTAAGAGGTAGGTTGTTATCGTAAGCCTGGATCGCTTTCTTAGCTGAAGCTATCGAACTGTACTTGCCTGATAGTTCGTATGCTACCTTCCCTTTTGGTGAAGCAATCTCAAAGAAGATAAAGCCATCTTTAGCCTTACGAATAGTCAACTCTTGTTTTAGCTTACTTAGTTTACAGACACAGGTTTGGTTAACTGCATCTTCTTCAAACTCTACCATGTTATCTTCCGTACTTGTTTCTTACGTTTTCTTTCTTAGTCCTGAACATGTCATTCTGAACGTAGGACTTAAGACGCCTAGCTGCTTGTTCTACCTTAGGGTCAGACCCTGACTTAAACAATGAGAAGGCTACTGACTTAGACTCAGCTAACAAGTAAGGGAACAGTGTGTCATCTAGGTCAGGTGTAAAGGTGTCTGAGATAGTGAATGAAGGATACACCACCCCGTAGGCTTGGGTCTTACTGTTCTGAAGGGTAGTCTCTACTGAGCTTTTGTAGGAGTCCATAACAATGTGTTCATCATCAAAGGACGTATAGAACGAAGGCATTCTGTCGTTTCGAATTATTAAGTCAGTTCCTGCTTGAACGTCAGGTACAATTAGAGTGTTGGATGTGTCTACATTGCGGGTGACAAAATCTCCAGGCTCAATAAACTTAACTTCCCTGTAGTTAGTTCCTGTGGCTTCATCAATGTTATACCTAAGCCAATAGATTTCCTTGCCTACATATTTAAAGTGAGTAGGCTTAGTGCTGTCGGAGAGAGACGTAATCTTAATTAACTGCCTATGCTCAGGGATATCCCTAGCTGAGATAAAGTTGAAATAAGTATCTTCGATTACGGATGCAATTTGCTCAGCCTCAATCGAGTCACTGATACTGTTGACTGGCTCTGAGTCCATGTCACTTAAGATACTTTGGACTAGCTCAAGGAGAGTTTTCTTCATTACGAGGTAACTCTTTCAAGGAGGATTGTAACATCTAAATCCACATGGGAGCTAGGTCCACCGTCACCTTCAATCTCAAGGGCCGTGTTAGCCGCAAAGGTATTATTAGAGGTAGGTGTTAACGTATCAATGTCACCTGCGGCAGACCCTGACTGAGTTACTGTAATAGTACCCATAGAAGCTGCTGCGGCATTCTTAACTGTAAGTACTAAGTCACTTCCTGAGATGGCTGCGCTTAGTGCTGTTGTAATTTGAACGACTTTACAAGCTACAGGAATAGGAACGTACCTATCAAATGAACCTGAAATGTCAGTTAGTTTTAGGTCAAGGAGTAAAGACTGACCTTTCCAAGCACCTGAACCTGAACCGTCAGCTACATATACGTCTTCAGAGTTGGCTGTTTCTACTCCTTTAGGTTCGTGTAGGTCAGCACCTGTTAGACTAGAATGAGTTACGTTAGCCATTTACTGCTCCAAAGTTAAGGTAGAGGAGGAACCCCAAGTAATTCCTGAGGCTCCTCCCCTTAGTTTTTAGACTTCGATATATTCAATCACCAGCTTAGCAGCACCAGCCGTGAAGGCCGCAGATGCGTAAACAAGTGACATATACGCATTAGCTGCACCAACCGTAGCCGTGCCACCAACAAGAGCGCCGTTACATACGACAGCTTTGTTAGCAGCCAAGTCAGCAACAGCAACAGCCGCGTCAATACCATCTGCATCAATGATACTGCCGTCAGCCTGCTGAAGACCAATACCCAGAGTAGCGGAACCACCTGAGGTAAACGCCGTAGTGACAACCAAAGAGGCTTTCGTGATGTAAGCTCCAGCAGGAATGAACGCATCATTCGGCTGTGGATTAACATCAGAAGTGCCTAGAGCAGTTGCGTCTTTAAGTTCAAAGACCATAGTCTTAACACCGTTCTGAGCGTTAAGGCCGTTGTCTCTAGCTGCACCTTGAGCGTTGTTAGTGATAACAAATAGACCGTCTGCATTAGTATAAGACATAATTTAATTCTCCTTTCTTATACCACAGAAGGCTTGGAAGCAACACGAACCATGTTCTCAGGCCGGTACAGTTTAACACCATAACGGCTCGTCGTAACATACTCGTGACGCTGCAAGTCCTTGTTATATTCGTAGTCAACTTCTGGCATCTGACGCCACGCACCAACGAAGGGAGTGACAGTCGGAGCAGCGGAGAAGAACAAGTTTGCCTTACCGTTGTCAGAAGAGAAGTCAACATTTGAATTATCACGGTCTGGCAGAGCATTGTCAGTAACATCCGCAAGGTAGTTAGAGCAATATACGTCAAAGCCATAGATGTTCTTAACGAACGTCATGCCTGTGGCGATACCGTCTGCAACAATGCCTTCGAACCGTGGGTTATTGCTGACATTAACGAGGTTGGAGATCGTATTGATCGTGTACTCGACAGATGGATCAACAATAGCAATCAAAGCCTGATCGGGAACACTAGCTCTTTTCAAAGCGAAGCGTGCACGAGCAAAGTCTTCAATCGAAATCGTACCAGCAGCAGCAGCCCAACGATGTTCTACACCGTCAAGTGCTTCGTTACTGTTGGCTGAAACACCTGAGTCAGCAGCAGCAAGGGTCGTCGTTTCGAAGTGAGCCATGATAGCTCTTTCCTGCTCAGGAACAAAGCGAGAGATAATCTGCTCACTGTAGAAGGAGTCCTGTTCAGCTTTCTTCGTGATGTAGGTAGCAGACGACAGATACTTGTCCACGGAAAACGTGAACTGACCTGTGTCAAGTGGACGATATGCAACTTCGGTGTCTTCCGAATAGTCGTCAACCTGAGCCTGCCCGATGGAAGGAATAAAGAACGTATCGCCATCAGGGAAGCCCTCAAGCATACGCACATACTTCTGTGCCATCATTTCGTCTCGTAGAATTTCCTTAAGCTCGCCAGACCATACTTCGCCGCGAGTAAGGAGATCAACATTACCAGTGGTCATAGCCATGATATTTTCTCCTAGTTTGTCTTGTTTTTACAAAGGACATACTAAAGCCCAAATCGGTTACCTAGTCGTTTTCTATCCTCTAGTAGACTTTGTTGAACCTTAGGACTGTAGTACAGGTTTTTGTTAGTCCGTCTCAGGTTCTGGTAGTAGTCCCAGTTTCTTTCCTGATTGCCGGACTGCATGTTGACGCCTTCAGTTCTGATCGTGCCGGTAACCATAGGTTGGGTGTTCCTACGTTGCTCACCGATTAGCGTGAAGAAAGCTGTAGGAGACTCAGTTGCAATATCTTGAAGACGGCTTACTTGCATACCCAATGCTTGTGCCTTCTTCTCAATTTCAACTTTGGCCTCAGTTCCATACATCTGTTCTAGTTGCTGGTTAACAGAGTCAATGTTTTGTTTAGCTGTACTCTGTTTCTCACGTTCTGTTAGCGTCTGCTCAACAAGGCTTTTAAGTGTGCTCTCACTTAGGTCTGGCGTGGTATTGCCTGCTTCAGTGCCACTAGTATTATTGTTGTTGGACTGTACTTCAGTGTTTACGTTAGTGGTATCCGTAGCCCTATTCTGAAGTTGTTCGAGCAATGACTTGGCATAATCCTGTTTACCTAAATCTTCTTTGAGTTCCTTAAGTTGGGACTCAAGAGTATTAATGTAGGTATCAGCTTCCAGTTTACCTTTAGCTAGTACCTCAGGGTCACTCCATTGCTCTCCCTTAGTCTCGACGAGTTTGCCTAAAAATGAATCCTGTGGTTGGGTTTCAGTTTCAAAAGCGGACTCTGTAGCCTGACTACCGTCTGTGGTTTGATCGGAGTCAGTGTCAAAAACGGACATTGTTAATCCTTTTTGTTTAGATCAATTAGTTCAAGAATATCTTCAAGCACTCGGTTGTACTCGTTGACGGCGATTTGACGAAACTCCCAATTAGGTGTCTCGTAGTCCCTAACACCATCTTTCTTTTTGTAATGAGTGTTAAGAATTTCAGTTAGAGAATCGAATGCGTTTCTGTAATTAAGAACTTCGTACCTTCTTTTCTCTTTGTCCTCAGATTTAGTTCCTCTGAACCAAACTTGTTTCATTAGATACCCATCTCTTCTTGTGTCATTAGGTTCTCTTGATTAACCGCCTCAGCATTCTGCATCTGGGTTTGAGTCTCAAGTTGCTCAGAGACAGAGATGTTTTCACCAAAGAGAGACGCCTCACCAAGTTCTTCAGAGATGATCTTAGCGAACTCCTTACCTGAGAGATGAGCAGAAACAGTGGGGTCAGCAGCTTTGATTTGAAATAGTTGAGTGAGGTTTTGAACACGCCTAGCCCTTTCGGCAAAGTGTCTAGCGCCAACAGGTACGATTTTACCGGAGGCAATAATGTCATCTTTTGTAATGTCTCTAAAGAAAGCAACACCTGTAGCATCATCAATAACTTTAATAGTGTCACTGAAGTTCATGTACCGTCTTGCTGTCTCAAGCATGGAGTTTAGAATTGGTTCGAGGAATACTCTTTCGAAGTGGGCTGTCTTGTGTTCGAAGATACGAGACGCAGCATTCTGTAGGGACTGAACTTCGAAGGCTGTCTTTTCACCTGGGGTTCTGATACCCATAGCTTGTCTAGGTGCGCCAGCCATTTCCTCCATCTTGTTCTCTAGGGTCTGAATCTGGAGGTCAGCGTTAAGTGCTGTAGCGTCAGGTACTAAGTAACCTACGTCACCTTCTTCACCTAGATAGATTCTAGTCCCAGGTTCAAAGTCGAAGTCTTCTACGTCACCTCTGATCTTCATAACTGGGTAAGCAATCTGATCGAATACGTCAGCTTTGAGGTTCTCTAGGTGGTCAATTCTGTACTGCATACCGACTAGGTTATCTAGTGGCCCCATAGCGTAGAGGTTGTCAGGTCTAGGTCTCCATCCTGCGTGGAAGACAGGGGCATGTCCAAGCCAAGATGGGTTCTCTTCGTTAGTCAGAATGTAAGCTCTATCAACTACTGTAATGATACGGTCTACTTGGAGTTCGTCATTCTGGTAGTCAAAGATATCGCCATAGAAAGTTAGGATTTCTACATAGTCAGATTCGTAGTAGTGCTGGATAGACGAGAAACCATCTGCAACGTAGCCTTCTGATTTGTTGAAGGTAGCGTCTGAACCTCTTACTGCTGCTCTAGCATGAAGCATTTTATCTAGAATGACCTGCATGTTTTCCTTAGCTGGGTCATCCTTAATCATTCTTTTGATTTCACCTAAGGTTTTAATTGACTTAATAATCTTAGGTGCTTTAAGGAAATCAGATGCTGCTGGATTAAAGCAAATGTCGTAGGGGGAAATACGAACTACCTTAGGACCAACGTACTGAGAAATGTAATCTCCGTCTTCTTTAATCTTGTATCTGTCTTCCCACTGTACTGTAGCGAAGCAATTACCGTATTGAATGTAGTCGTAAATTAGATCAGAAGCTGTGTTGACAAAATCAGACTGTCTAACTTTGTTTTCCATATACGATTGAATGGTGTCTCTTTTAGCTTTTACATTTGAATCTATGGAAGAAGCCTCAAACCTCATCCACTTTTGCTGGGGAAACAAAGAAGCAAAGTAGTTAGCATGAAGGTTATCCATAAGCTGCGTGAGCTTAGGAGTCGTAGTAGTGTTAGACCAAGGGAGCATAGCATTGCCTGTGGTCTTAGTGTCAGTTGCGTAGAGGTAGTTACGCAGTTCTTTCCACTCTTGGATTTTTGTATTACGAAGGGTGTCCCACTCACGCCACCTGTTAGCAATCTCAACTGCTAAGACCTCCGGTTCAACAATGTTTTCAATGTCTAAAGTCTCACCAGCCATTAGGCAGCACCTCTAAATCTGTTATTAGCCCAAACAATGTTGCTTCTGTTTTTTCTGTTTAAGCTAGTAGATGGTTTAATAGCCATATCAATACATGAAGCTAATGCGTCGATTACGTCATCGTGTGGTGGGTTCCTACTAGATAACTCTTCTTCTAGTACTTGAATGTTACCACCTTTGTAATGCCAAATTTGTAAGTTGTCGTATCTAGGTTCAAGGGTAGATGCTATACGTTCTTGCTTACTACCGTGAGACTTGCCAGGTCTGAACTCATCAATGCTGAGAGACAGGCCGTGGTCTTTAATCATTTCTTTTAGTTGTTTTACGATAGCTGACTGAGCTACTGTAACTTCGGCTCTGATCTTACGGAAAGACCACTTAGCATGTAGGTTAAGTATGTGTTCGAAGTAGTCTGAAATTCTCTCAGTTCTGAACCTATCTATGTCAATAACGTAGCAGTTATTCTCTCCGTCTACACCTACAACTACAATAGCTGTGTAGTCAGCCTTACGATTTAAACTAAATGCAAAGTCAACTGCTGCAAATACATTGATTCTACGGTCCTTATAGTACCAGTAACCGTTATCTCTTGTCAAGAACTTTCTTTCGAAATACTGAAACTTTTCTCTTCTGACTGGTACATTGTCAGGATCAGTAGGATCATTGTAGTACTGAGCTTTGAATTGGCTCTTGTCTAGGTACTGTCCTCTTTTCTTAGCTAGGACTTGACGATCAAAACCAAACCACTTTCCATCTTTACGTTTTTGCTTAGGCCAAAGAAACTCACCATTACCTTCGCCACTATCTTCGACTGCTCTCTCGTATACTTCGTAGATTGGAATAGAACCGTCTATGTCTCCGTTGTCGTCGTAAGTGTCCTCTTGCATTTGCATTAAGTCGTTATACAAATCCTTGGGGTGATACCTAGTGCCTACAACCCACTCCCTTGAGTTAGCTCCTTCGATGGATGACAGCAAGGAGTACTGACTTTTAACTCTGTCTCTTCCTTCGTTTGTGTAGGCATTCTCGTATACGACTGCATCATCAAGTACTGCGATATCACAATGCAAACCTGTTAAGCTTGTAGTTAGGCCACCTGTAAAGACGGAAGGATCACGGATGTTCTCTTCTTTTCTTAGTGGGTGGTCTAGGCAAATCTCAGATGTTGTCCAACGGGTGCGCTTACCTTCTTCTTTGTGGACATGTTCAGGCCAGTATCTCTGATAGGTATCAGATGTAAGGATACCCTTAATAAACGACAACTGTTTCTCAGCTAGGTTTGCTGTAGCTGAAATGTATAGAATCCTAAGTGTTGGGTCTTTAGTTAGTTCCCAGGCTGCTCTGAATGCAACTAACCTAGACTTACCGTGGTCACGAGGAAAGAGTAGAAGCTGATGTGACTTACTGTCTTGCCTAGTCCACCAGTTAATTACATCTTCGTGACAAAGACCTAGCATTTGCTCAGGCGCAACCAACTTAATAAATACTGAAAGGTCAGCTTCAGCTGCTAGTCTTACGTCATCTAATGATGGTTTTTTAGGTTGCATAGTACTCTTTAAACTGGTTGTTTCTTAAGCTCAAGAAAAGGGTACGAAGAGCAACCAGCATACCAAGAAGTTATTTCTTTTATCTCAAGCCTGTAGTTCATAATCTGCTGTACTACTTCGTAGGAGGGACACTCAGTGACTTCAGATAACTTTGTTTCGTATGAACCATCAGGCAGAGTAACAACCAACAACAGCAGCAGCTTTGATATTAGACCTAATTCCACCTGTGTAACCCCTTGTTTTAACTCTTAATTTCAGGATGCCTGCCATTATGCATGTGCGATAGTTTGTCTACATGAGACTTAAGACTAGCTATGTCAGCTTGTATTGTAGCCATTTCTCTGTGGCGACGTTCCATTGTACTAGGGTCCATCATACCTGAAATAATAGATAGTCTTTGGTGTTGGGTTTCTACCCTAGTCTCCATAGTATCTAAGCGTTTGTCTAGGCTTCTGAGTCGTTTCTCTAAGTCAGTTAAGGTTTCTAAGATAGCCTTAATCTGCATTTTACCTACGGCTGCTGCACCTGCAACACTGAAGAGTATCCCTCCTAAGGTAACAATCAGCCGTACATCAATAGCGCCTTCCATGACTTAGCATTCCTTCTGCTCCGTCACATTAAACAGCTTAGTTACGGTCTTGTCCAAACCGAACTGTAGCTGTACCTGTACCTGAGTAAGAAGCCCTGTAGTGAATGTCTTCACCTTCGTTTCCAACTTCTTCAGTAGGTGCTGTGTAAGTCTCTACAGTGACCCAAGTGCTTTTGTCTGCGCTTCTTTGAATTGTTACAGTACCTGTGAACGTACCTGAGACACTCAAGTTAAAGTAACCTCTATTGAGGAAACAATCCCCTGAGGTAGTCTGCCCGTTCGTTAGCGATTCAGAAAGAATTGTAAGAGCCATAAAGTTTTTCCTTATTTAGTACGCAAGGCCAGAAGCAATAGCTGCGTTAACGAGTTCCATGTCTTCAGTAGTCCAATAGCTTTTACCTACCATCAACTGCAAATGTTTGACACAGGTATCAATGGACTGCTGTTTTTCCTCTGCCGTGCTGTCAGCCATACTAGTACCTGCT